GTTCACGTTTAACATTGTCGTCCATAGCTCTTAAATCAAGTTCTCTTGCTTTTAATTTAGCAATTGGGTCGTTATATTCACCCATAATTTTATTCTCTTCATTTTTAAATTCTTCCGTCATTTCTGCAATTAATTTAGCTTTTCTAGACTCTAAATTAATAGACATAGTCATAATTTGTTGTTGATATTGCGGATCTTGTTGTAACATTGGGTTTTGTTGTGCCATTTGTTGCATTTGCATTAATTTTGTAATTTCTTCTCTAAATTCTACCTCTAATTGCTCTTGTGCCATCAAAGAAATGTGTTCAAAAATGTTTTTTTCTAATGCAGCCATAACTGGTGGTGCATTTCGTGCAATATTAGTCGCCATAAAATTTAAATGGGTTGTAATATGCGCTTGATGGTCTTGTCCTTTGAAAGCTTGGAAAGGTTTTCCACTCATTGCAAGAATATTTTCAGTTGCAGGGTCCATTGGAGTCGGTTGTTGTGGTGGTGGAAGTATTTTATCAATATTTTTTACACCAATCGCTGTATACATTGAATGAAACGCTTCATATAAGTTGTGCATTTGCGGATTTGACATTGCAAGTTGTAATTCTGTTTGTGCTAAACTAATTCTTTGTGATTGAGAAAAAATATTTGGGTCTGCAACTGGTATAATATCTACTTTGTCATCAAAATCTGTTTGTTTTATATTTCTTTGTCCCCCAACTACATCGTAAGGATACTCTGCAGGCATATAAGTTTTAAAAACTCCTGCTAATAATTGAAATTCACACTTCATCGCCACATACAATCTTTTATGTATGGCTGACATGACTCTGGAACCACGTTCTAACAGAGCTATAGTCGTTCCAACAGCTGCCTGTTGGTTGCCGTCTCCGACCTGCATGTCAGCGATGGCGGCAAATCGTTGTCCTGCTTGTACCACTATCCCCATCAACTGTAATAAAGTTGGTGAAGGTTCTTTAAATGGTAAAGGCATAAATGCATCCTTGATACTTCCTCCAGGTGCATCGACATCTCTAAATTCGCCGGGTTGTATAGCTTGTGCTTCATCTCTAACACGGATTCCACGTTGCTTAAATCCTGCTGGTAAATTACTTAAAGTTCCTGCGTCTAATAATTGACGTAAAGCAGTGGTTGCTGTTCTAGACAATCCACCGATCATATGAATTAAACCAAAACCATAAAAGCCCATTCCAGGTAAAAATTTAAAATGTACAAAATAATCTATTTTAAGTTTTTGTGGATCGTTGGCTTGATAGTTTCTTCTAATTGATAATATTTGTCTACTTCCTAATTCAAGAGAAACAATATACGGAAGTTTAATTCCTGTCATTTCTCCTACTGAGTCTTTGTCTTCAAAACCGTCTAAATCTAAGTCGGTATGAATTTCTAAAACTGTAAATACATCTTCGTCTCTAGTTTTTTTAATTCCTTCTAATTCTCTTTCTTTTTTTTCTACTTCTGTTTCTTGGTTGTAACCAGGTTTCAATTCTATATCCATATAGAAACCGGAAACTTGTTTTTTTCTTAAATCATTCTCAGACATTTTAATAACATGTATGACAGACTCTGCATCTTCTAAAGAGGTTGCAGTGTAAGGAACAACTAAGTCATCGGCTGGAACAAATTTTGATACAGCTCTGCCTAAAAGTTCGTCATAGTAGACTTTCTTAAAAGCAGAGCCACTAAGAGGGAGATAAAAAAGCATTTGATCGAACTCGGGTTCGTACTCTTTCATCACATCCATGAGCTGATAGTTCATGAATTCTTTAACTCTGTTTGATTGCTCTTCTCTAGCTCTATCTGCAAGTCCAATTATTTGTGTATGTACTGGACCCGTAGCTGGTAATAATTCTTTGTAAGCTTGTGCTTGAAATTGAGTAACGGCTTCAGCAAGCACAGGGTGAGTTGCACCTGATGCTCCTTGAAATGGTTGTGTTGGATTTTCGTATTTAAATCCTAATAAATCTAAACCTTTTGTATAACTATCTTCCCAATCTTTTCTAGAAGATTTATATTGGTTATAGTTTGCTGTAAGATCAGAACCTAATTTACCTAAAATATCTTCTGGTAATAATTCTGCTAAATTATCAAAATGTGATTCTGTTCCAGGTTGATTAACTGCTTCAGGATCAAAATTAATTGTTGCACTACCATCTTCTTCTGTAGTTACTTGTACATCATCAGGACCAACTTGTTCTTCAGTTGTTTGTAATTTTTCAATTGCTACCTCTTCTTCGTTAGGTACTTTAATTTCAGTATTTACGTTTGGTAATGGTTTGTCTATTTTTGCCATTTATATTCTCCGAGTTCTCTATTGTTTTAACTTGTTTTATGGGAACATTCAACCCCTGTGAGTCAGGTCCTTTCAAAGGTGGAATTTCTTTCCACTTAACGTGTTGCATATTTGCAACAAGTGTTTTATTCTTCACTGAAAAACCCCCGTTTGTTTCTGTAATCATCAAAAGTTTCATAACCACTGATACCTAATGATAACGCTAATCCAGGTAGACCAAATCTACGTGAAACTGTTTTTAATGTACTTGGACTAATTCCTAATCTCATTGCTTTTGCAATTTTAGGACTTAATCCTGTGCTTACTAATTTATCTGTATAAGGAAGAAAAGAAGCACCTAAATAATTAATTGGATCAGTTGCAATTTCTCCTAGTGAGTCTCCTTCTGCTATTTGTCCACCAATAAATAATGGTTCTGTTGCAAGTAAACCTAATGGTGTTCCAAGAGCTCCTAAACCTCTTCCTAAACCTTTTAAACCTGTCATAGTTACACCAGATTTTTTTGCACCTAAAGCTCTATCTCTAAAAGCTCTTAATGACGAAGGTGCAGTAACTGCTGTACCTGCTACAGCACCAGCTCCTATTGCTGGTAATTGAGCATCTAATATTGCTGAATCTGCTTTTGGTTCATCTACAACTGGATCTGTAATCATATCAATTAACATATTTTTTTGTTGGTTCTCGTTTGATAAATAAGTTGTTGGGTCATCATTCATAAATGTTTTAACAGCACCGGCTCCGGCAGCACCGACCGCGGCCAAGGCACCGAACTTACCTGCAGCTTTTAATTTTGGACTTTGTAAAAAACTTTGTGCTGAATTTTTAACTTTTGTAACTGCAGTGCTTGAATCTTCAAGACTAGCAATTTTTCTTGCAGCTCCCTCTGGGTCTTGTCTAATTATAGCTTCGCAAGTATCAACATTACCACCAATTGCTCTTCCTATTAAAACTCTACACGCACCTTTAGTGCCTTTAACATTTTTTATAAAATTATCTAAATAACTTTCTGCAGCTTGCACAGTTGCTTTTTGAGTTGTTGTTTTAGTTCCAAAATAACCATCGTCTAATTTCATTCTTATTGGACCAACTTCTCTATTAATTTTTTCTATTTCTAATTTAGCATCATCTAAAGAAATATTACCTGCGTTCAATGCTTGAGATACTTTATCAATCTCTCTATTTGCATATCTAAATACCGGTTCCATCTTCCATGGATTATTTCCAATACCATCCGGATGGTGCACTTCTGTTATATTAAATCCCCTTGCTTTTGTGTTTACATATTTATTATACTCAGCTTCTGTAGGAACTACATTATCTTTAAATCGTCCTGGCTCTGCTGCAAATAATTCTGCTCTTAATAAATTAACTTTAGTATTATTTTTAATTGTTTCACCACTAGAAAGTCTTTTACTTCCAGTTTTAACTTGTGTGTCATAAGGTTCTGTAATTTTATTAAAAGATCCTTCACCAAAAACATTATCAACCTGTCCCTTAAAATTATTCCACGTAAACTTAGGTTGCCCTGATAAAGCGGTGTCAACAAACTTAACTCTTTTCCAAGCAGGCACTCCTGCTTTATTTGTCATCTTCCAATCTACTTTTCCTTGTTTATTAATAGGTAGATTACCGTCTGCAAACTCTCCAATTATTTTTATTCTGTCTCCTCTATATGATGATCGATATAAACCAGCCCAAAGTTTTTTTTCACTGTTATTACCAAATGGAAAACCACCTATCTTTGCAGTTTCTTTCTCCATACCTCTAATAGCGTTTGCATATTTTCTATAAATATTTTTACCATCTGATCCAATTTTTTCTGGATTAGGATTTGCTCTTAACCATGCTTCACCGTTTTGAAAATTTTTAATTGTTTCTATGTTATCGGCCATAGAAAATTTTAAATTACCTTTTGTATCTGCCGCAATAGATTTAAGACTAATACCTTTGCCACCAATTGTTAAATTATTAATTTTTTCTATATCGGTTGGTTTAATTAAACTTTTTACATTTAATTTATCAAAAACCGCATTAGCAGTAGGCATTCCTTTAACAGATCCAAGATCATTTCTATTTAAAAGATAATTTCTTAATTGAAGACCAAATGCATTGTTTTTACCAAAAGTTTTATTCCAGTTTTCTGGTGTCGGATTTTTTAACCATTTCTGTAATCTTCTAAAACCCTCTTCAACACTTTTTTTATTTTGGTTAATAGATACACCAGGAGCTAATTGAAAACCTTTTGGTAAAGATATATTTCTTCCAAAAATATTATATGTGTATATTTTATTAGGATCACGAAGAGCCATTAGACCTCCAGGATCTTAGCTAGTCCGCCTCTGGCAAAATCCATACCTAATCTTTTTTTAATTTCTATTATTCCATCAGGAAAATCATCTGGATTTTTTAAGACTTGATTTAGCATTTTGAAATATTGTGTTTTCTCAGGACCAACCATAGTTCTGTCCATTGCAAGTTCTCTAAATAATCTTGAAATATCTTTGGCTTCTAAACCATACTTACGTAATGCTCCGTAACCCATTTGTGTCCCTTCATCGACAGATTTATTTATGGCTGCTGTTTTTTTAGCAAGACCAAAAGCTTTACCAGCAAGTTTTCCAAATCTTAAACCTACACGTCCACCGTCTGCCATTTCATCTACGAATCTTGCAGTAAATCTATCAAACCTTGGATTGTCAGGTTTTAATCCTGCAGCATCTTCTACGTTTTCTAAAACTCTTTTAGTAAAAATCATTATCTCTTCGTTAGATGCACCTGATGGAATCATTTCTGCAATTTTTGGGCCAAAGTATTTTTCAACTAATACAATTGGATCTCCACCAATTCCACCACCACCTTCAGTAATATATTTTACATCTTCTGCTGATATAACATTGTTTAAATTTGTTTTACCAAATGCAGATGTTCCTACATCCATTTCATCTTTTTTTAATGCTTCTACTAAAAACTCTCTAGCTGATACACGTTTAGCCGGCATGTCACCCCTGTTAGTAACAGTAGACATAATACCTTTATCCATCATTTTTTTAACTTGGTCAGCTAAATCAGGATCTTGTATTCTAAGTTGTTTAATTGTTTCTTCAGCATCTTGAAATGGTGCTGCAATATCATCGGGTCCGCCACGTGAACCTGGAGGTGGTAGATCATCTACATTACGCATTGGTAAAATAGTTTCTGAAGCCATTACACCTTCATCGGTCATGTAATCACCTTTAGCTCTTAAAGCACCTAAACCTTCTGCATCTAAGTTCCTGGTCCCTGTTGCCAGATCAGTAATGTTTGTAACAGGTGCTGGCATATAAAACTCTTTCATCTTATTAAGATTATTTAAAAGATTGTTTGCTTGAATATCGTTTAAT